AATCCAGAGCTTGAGAAGGCTATTTCTGAACTTCTTAAGTCTACTATGATTGACCCAACTGCCTCACTCACTGACAAAACAAAGATTATTGACCGGGCACTCAAGCTAGAGGCGTTGAAAGCTAAGTTTTCAGACGATGAATGGGGCGCAGGTTTCCTCATGGATGAAGATGAAGACGATAAATAGATTTGATGATATGATTATAACCTTTCAAGATAAAGGGGTAAATTATGGATTCAATAGCATTAATACGTCTAGCATTAGAGGTCATCTCAGACAGGCTTATCACGATTTTGGCTCTAGGCATGAGTTGTGGTCTAGCTTGTTACACGATGTGGGCAGGGGATTGGACAAGGGTAGTGACATTAGGTATATTCGTAGTATTCAGTTATCTGGTAGTAACCAACAAGGAGAGAAGTAATGCCAAGCAGCAACAGACAAAATCAGTGGACGAATAAAAATTCGTACGAAAATGGAAACATGGCTAACTCTAAACACCAGAGACCCCATGAAGTCAATCAACAAATAGCAAAATCTACTAGACCTCAACTTCCTAGAGATGGAACTATGGGTGCAGAGCGTTGGACTCCTGGCACTTTGCCAAAAGGAGGATTTCGTTCTGTGTTTGATTTTTCCGGAACTCCTAGTTATGACACTAAAAAATCACCTACATCTGGTGCTGGTAAGAAGGTGTACTAATGGCTAATAATATTCCTTTTCAAAGTATGGGAAAGACGTACAAGGCTAATGCTACTACGTCTACTCAAACCATAACAATTACACCAGATAGTCCCTGCAACCAAATATGCGTTGCTAATCATCAGCCTACTGGTGCTACTGGTTATCCTGTTTATTTTAATGTTAGTGCAAACGCATCAATAACTTGCACAGCTCCAGCAAACGGTTCTCCGCAATACGCTTTAGTATCTGTACCAGGAACAATTAAAGTGTTTACCGTACCATACCAATTTAGCCCGTCTAATCCTTTGTATATTGCTTTTATTGGTGAGTCAGCTTCAGAGTGCTACTTTACTCCTGGAGAGGGTTTATAGACCCGTTTACGTTAGCGATGATGGCGTTCTCTGCTGTAAAAAGCGGAGTTGCTGCCTATAAAGAAATTAAATCTACGGGCGGTGAAGTCGTCAAGATTGTTAATGAGTTAGGTGACGCTTTAGGTTCTTTTTTTGACCATCAAGACAAAGCAATAAAAGCAGATGTTGAGTTAAAGAAGAATCCACCTAAAGGCAAATCTCTGCAAGCTATTGCGCTTGAGAATGTACTGCGTAGAAAACAATTAGAACAAGCAGAATACGATTTGAGACAAATGTTGGTATATGAAGCTCCACCAGAGCTGGGCGCAGTATACAGTGAGTTTATAGAAGAAAGGTCAAGACTCATTTTAGAGCAATCCCGTTTAGACAAAGAAGAAAAAAAAAGGAACAACTCAGGATACACCAAAGGCGTATTCGGGCGGGGCAATTTAAAGTGGGAGTCGCAATCTGTATTGCTGTTTTTGTCGTTGCGTTTACCATTGGCGGTTTGATGTACCAGATACATCTTTGGACAGAAGAACGCAAGAAAGAAGAACGTTGGTATATAAAGTTCCACAGGACTTTTGAAGAAAATCCTAAAGAACTAGAGTGTTTTAAAATCTTTAGAGAGACTGGTTATTTACCTAAATTTTGTGAGGATTAACATGGATTGGCTAAAAACTATCGCACCAACTATTGCCACTGCTCTTGGTGGACCATTTGGCGGTCTTGCCTATGAAGCAGTATCTAAAGTTTTAGGTGTATCACAAGATGATGCACAAAAGATGCTTTCAGATGGCAAATTAACTGCTGAACAAATAGCATCTGTGCAACAAGCTGAAATTGCTTTAAAAGCAAAAGCGCAGGAACTGGGGTTGGACTTCGAGCAACTGGCGGTAGCAGACAGAAAGTCAGCCAGAGATATGCAGCAAAGTACACACTCATTTATTCCACCCGTCCTCGCTATATTGGTTACCGTAGGGTTTTTTGGTATATTGGTAGGATTGATGATGGAAACGTTCAAAACATCAGACGCACTACTTTTAATGCTCGGTAGTTTAGGAACTGCTTGGACAGCCATCATGTCTTTTTACTTTGGTAGCTCTGCAGGTTCACAAGCCAAGGATGCAATGCTTCACAACTCAACACCATCGGAGAAAAAATGATTAACTCAAGAGACTTAAATGAATTACTTCCAGAAGTTAAAACAAAAGTCGAAAACTTCATTGCCTTATGTAAGGATGCTGGAATTGACTTACTCATTACATCAACTTACAGAGATAACGAAAGCCAAGCTAGTCTCTATGCTCAAGGTCGCACTGCACCTGGCAAAATTGTTACTAACGCTAATGCTGGAGATAGCTATCATAACTATCGTTGCGCTGTTGATGTTGTACCCCTGGTAGATGGCAAACCAGACTGGGACGGCAGCCATCCAGTATGGCAAAAGGTTGGTGAGCTGGGTGAACAGGCAGGACTAGAGTGGGCGGGTAAATGGGTTCACTTTAAAGAGCTTGCACACTTCCAATACGCTGGAGGATTAACCATAGCTCAGTTAAAAGAAGGAACACAAATTGTCTAGTACACCTAAAGCAAAACGTGGTCTTTACTACAACATTAATAAAAGAAGAAAACTAGGATTACCTGCAAAACGCCCTGGTCAAGCAGGTTACCCAACAGCAAAGGCATTTCGCATGGCAAAACGCACTGCCAAAAAACGATAATTTCTCAAAACGGATTTGACCGCCCACCCACCAGAAAATTTCGATTTTCCAATTACCAGGCGTTAGAATTAAGTAATTTGTGTAATATTGTGGGGTTTTCTTGTAAGCAATAAGCTAACATTGAAAATCCTGAGAATTTTTGCAAGTTATTTACGTTGCCAAAATATATCTTTTTTGACTTCGCTAATGCGATTAAATCGGTCAAAACGTCTAAATTCATTTGATATTGGTCTTCATGGTGCATGTGATGCAGCGGTGAGCCATCATTATCTTTAAAAGTAGACAGTCTAATGATTTCATTATCTGGCAACCATTTTTTAGCTTCGTCAAACATTTTAAAGTCATCACTGCACAAGACTATTTTTTTACCTTTTACCTCTTCCTTCATTTTTGTAAACAGATACTGGTAATCCATTTTGTAATCTGTGTTTCTGATGTGCAAACCCACATAAGAACCTAAATTCTTGATTTTGTTTTTAATGTATTCTTGAACTTCTGGTTTGAAAACCAAGCCATCTAAACAAAATATAGATAAAAACTCGCCTTCCCAGCACTGTTCGTGAACAAGCACTTCTTCTGTATATTCTGCGTTGTGATTAAAAGTTAACTTTCTTTTACTAACTTCTTCTATGAAGTTACTGTGCATAGAGCTGTATTTAGAAATGTAAGCATCTAGTTCACCTGCAACAGCTGACGGATGGCAAGTTAAATTGTTAAGTTCGTTATATTTAGGCATAGCCTTGATAACAGCAGGTAGTCTGGTATCAAAGTATTTCCAAAAATTGTCGTGTAGCCCTGAATCTGTGGAATCTATAAGTAAATATCTATTGTGTTTTTCTGCGTAACGCCAACATTTTTCTACTTCACAAAGAATGTCGTTTAATCCGCCTCTAGGTTTACAAAGAACGTATTTCATGGTCTTTTCCAAAAAAATTGATAATCCATAAGAATAGGTTGAATACCAACCACTCCCAACCACTGGTAAATTGCTTTACCTTTTCCATGCCATTCGCCATCTACTTGCCAATTGTCATCCACAACAATCAATCCACCAGGTCTAACACTTGGCATTATTGCCAACAATTCTTTTAAGTGATGCTCTGCAGACTTTTCAAGAACTTTTGGATTGTCTACTGGAGCGTCCATAGAATCTAAATACAACAAGTCAATCCACTGGTTAGCCTTCTCCATATGTAAATTTAATTCTTTTAAATATTCAACGCTATCTTGCGTAATCACAGTTGTTCTAGGACTTTGCGTTGCCCTTCTACAAAATGCAGTATTTTTATAATCTAAATCAACAGTTACAAAATCACCGCCATGTTCACAAATGTAATTGTCGAACAAGATACTGCTTTGACCATCACCTCCTAGGTCTCCATTAACTCTAGCGCATCCAGTTTCTACTATAAGAGGATTTTTACACTTGTCCAAATGACCAAATATATAATCAAATCCCATTTGTCTGTTGCCTAAATGCGGTCTTGCTGCTTGATATAGTGCCGTCATCCTTTTTCTCCTACAACAATAAAGGAATTATTAAGGTCTGCATTAGAGCCAACAATATTGACGTACCCTAAATTCATTAGAAAGTCGCAAATAAACTCCCTGTCCAAAACGTGCAGATGCTTGCGGTTGTTCCAAGGTCTCCAATACTTTTGAGAGTAGTGAGGCAAATACAAGAATAAAGTGCCACCAGTTCTAATTCTTGTTGTCCAGTGTTCTAATGCGACCATCCAGTTGTTTAAATGTTCTAAACAATGGCTGCTAAAAATGTAATCAACCATGCCTAGTGGCAAATTGTAGGCATCGGAGTGGTCTATCTTAGGGTCTATGGGCACAGCCCCGGGAAAGCACCACTCTAGGCGGTTGCATCCTATGTCGTACCCATATCCTTTGCAATAATGTTTGGCAAAAGGAATTGCAAATTGTGCTGCAAAACCTTCTGCTTGAAACTGGGGATATTGCGTACCCTTGTATTCAATGTAGTTCATGGTGCTGGAATAATACCGCCTTCAAATAAATAAGTCCCAAAATGCCCTAATTGCACCCAGGGAGCTGCCCAAACTGTCAAACCTGCTTCTCTGGCTCTCCAGCAAAAGTAATAATCTTCCGACAAAAGTCTTTCTGTTCCCGGCTCTATATCACAAGCAAAATATTCAATGATGGTTTCGTGCCCTATACCTTTGTCAATAAAAGTAACGTCATTTTTATAAGTTCTGACCACTTTCTCCATTTTCTCAAATGCTTCTCTCTTGATAAGCATAAAACCTGTACCTACGTTCCAAACTTCTACAGGTTTATCCACAGGCACAGTTACAGAACCCTCATAACCCTTTAAATTGATGACCAAAGAACCTGTGCGGTGTTTCCACTGGTCTACTGGCGTACCTGTCATTGCAGCATGTTGTACGCCTTCCCAGTTAATTTCTTTCTTAGGGTAAATACCTGCAATGATGTCTTTGTCTGCTTGCACCATAGTTACAACGTCAATAGCATTGAATTTAATGTCTGCGTCAATAAAAAGTAAATGTGTAAATTCTTTTTTAGGCAAGAAAGTGTGTACAAGTGCGTTTCTTCCTCTTTGAATAAGGCTTTCGTTAAACATGGCAGAGTAACCCATGTTAATCCCATGTTGATTTAAAACCATAGGAAGCTGCAGTAGGCTCTGAACGTAATATC